TGTTCATGTTAGCTGTTACGAATAATTACATAGTCACGTTCATCTAACTCCACGTCTTCTGGATCTTCAAGGTACTTTCCATTATCGGTTTTTACAGTAGCAGTTTGAGGCATTTTTTTAAGCAGCTCAATCAATTCATATACCATCATTATTTACTGATCCCCTTTACGAAGTACACAATTATCTAGACTTCCTCAACTTTAAACTCCTCGAACGGAAAAACTGTCTTTAATTCCTCCGACACTCGTTTAGCTTCATCATACGTTTTATAGCTCACTTCTTCGCCGTGGTTGTCTGGGCTTGTACTTGTGAATTTCATGGTTTTTCCTCGTACTACAAATTTTTTATCCATTGATATCCATCCCTCCTGTTCACAGTAGCTATCGTGTTAAACACCCCAATGCGTCCTGAGCGATCCCATGCATAGATGCGTCATCCTCGTAGTAGGAGGACAACTTGTGTATCTGCTCCAGTGCCTTGCGATAACGTTCTTTTTCTTCCTTCAATCCTTGCACATCGACCTTTTGCAAATACTTAGTTAGAAACGAGCTGCTGTAACCTTCGAGAAAGACTAGTTTCTGTTCGTAAATCCCTTCGCCCGTGGTGAACTCGTCGGATAAGCAAGTCCATATCTTTCCGAAGTAATTTGGATTTTCTGCTTCTATGCAGGTGTGCATTACAACCATGTCACCTTTTTTCAGCATGCCTTTTCCTCCTACACAATTTGTAAAGCACTCAGCTCAGCGAAATCGTAATCGTGAATTCGGGGTTAATTCCTTTTTCTTTGCGGTAGTACTGCTCATCATCAACTACAATGCTGGTGGGTTTGGCGTTCCGGTACAGGGACGGGTAGCGATCAACCTTGCTCTTGGGAATCAACTCCCACACCTTGATATCATCCATGCAGCTATCAAGGTCTTTGCATTCCCAGTAACCCCAATCGTGGTACTTTTGTTCAAGCCAATCGGTCAACTCAGTATCCGATAGAAAAATGTACGCATCTTCCGGATCATCTTCGCAGTAAACGTAAAAGTATTCATCGAACGGACTGTTTTGCTTTTCGATTTCACCTTTCAGTTCCCGCCAATTGGCTACTGGACCGCCAACTACGTCAATTCTGCACTCACTCATGTCTCGTTCCTCCTTATCTCTCTGAGCAAGGATTCAACCCCAAACGTACTCTACGCCATACTTCTCACGATGCGCGATCATATACGCTTCTGCAAACTGTTGAGGACTGCAAGGAGCCAATTTTGAGTCGAGTTCCTCACGCAAGTCGTCATCCATCAAATGGACAAAGGCTTCGTAATCAGTTTCTTTCCCGTCGATCACGACAGTTGGATATTGCTTCGTCATTAGAATCCCTCCGATTTTGTTGAGTCGTTTTAAAAAACACCAAGAGCCTTCCATTCGCCCTTGGTGTTTGTCATGTTGGTCTATAACTTTGAAAGAAGAGATTTTCCTTCATCGCTAGGTGGTTGCTGGTTTATTACTGGAGCTGGTGTATATGTCCCAGCGTTCATGGCTTCTTGCTTGTGGATGTAATCTATGAGTGCTTCAATAACCGTAAACTTTTTTGGTCGTCCGTCTTCAAAAAACTTGATAATCTTATCTACCTTTTCGCTTTCGCCACCAAAGAGTTTGATATGGAGAATATCGTCGGGTTTTTTTGCTCCTGCCAAAGTTATCACTCCCTACAGTGTTAATGATTTTATGTAGCAGCCAATAGCGTTCTGGATCTGAGGACGTTCTACCTTAAATGCATTCACGCCTTCCAACTGTGGTTTGAGATTTTCAGCCAATGCAGTTGTTCCGCCACCACCGAAGACTGAGAACTCATATTCTTTCAATTCGATACCATTTCCGCCAAGCTTCGCCATTATTTTTGAAGCAGCGTATGCGAGAGCATCTTTTTTAATCTGTTTGCAATCGTATTGAACATCGCCGTATTCAAAAATGTCGCCGTTTTTCAATTGCGACTCTAGGGAGAATAAAGGAATTTTTCTGTTTCTGAGTGCTTCGTACTTATCTTCCAGCATGTTCAAAACATAATCGTAAGCATCTAACATCGATCCGTCTATCGCAATGTTTCTTTCGAGATCAAGACCATTCAAAATGGCAACGTCAGTCGATCCCCATCCAATGTCCACCACAATTTTTTTTGCTTTCAAAAGCCCGCGGTTTATTACGTTTGCATTCTGATCAAATATGCACGGGATGATAGTGGCGACCGGCTGCAAGATTGTCCCGAACTTGGTGACGTTAAAGGTTAGAGGAACGCCATCCTTATAAACAACGTGCTCCCCCATAATGTCGTTTTTTAGTGTTTGCTCAACGCCTGGAAGATCGTAATGAGCACTTGGCAAAGCCGTTACTGCTACAATCTCGTCGCCATTCTCTGCGAATCTTCTAATTGCAATTTTAGAAGCATCAAGGTACATCACGTTTTGGTATCGGCTCTCATTGCGATCAGTGTTTCCCAAGCCGTCTGGCTCGCCTACCTGATATTTACGACCATTGATAGAGTAAATAGATTTTGTAGCGCCTGCGCCACCATTACCAAGGACGTTCTCTTGGCGTGAATGATGGACTTCTTTAAGCGTGTTTAGGTAGGTAGACTCCCCGTTTGCAGCTTTGACCTTTACATAAGAATTTGCCGTTTCATAACCAATATGCTTAATTGCCATCTTCAACGCCTCCGAAATGTTGGTAAATGTTTCCCTAAGAACATAATAAACCACCGAGCAACATTAGGCAACACAAAAATGATGAGCACAATGTTCTTTTGTTGTCTTTTGTGTTTCCTGATGTTGCTACAGATAGTTTTAGCAACATTAGTTGTGATAGAAGGATCACAAGGGCCACAAATCGTGGGCCTTTGCAGTCTTCCAACCATGCCGCCGCACGAACTCCAACAGCCTTTTCTGAGTGGTTGGAGACGGTATGTAGTTCGAATCATTACACGCCTTGGTGACAATCGGGTTGCTAATCTTGGTTTCCTGTTCCACTTCCTTCTGCAGGATACGTTTACGGTCGATGAATTCCCCGAAATGAGTCCTTGTCTTGCCGATCCCAAACATATCGATCACCTCAACAACCAGTCTCGCCAAGTTGGACACAAATCAAACAGAGTTTTGATTCGACCCAAAAATCTATTTGAATATTGGACAATCCGTGCTGCATCTTCTTGTAGCAAAGGAGGCGATGACCATGTTCAAGATCGACGGCGACGAGGAGTTTGTGGAGTGGTATGAGAACGCGAGCGAAGAAGAGCGGCAGCACAATTCTGTGTGGAAGTTCAGCCTGGTGATGATCCTGCTGAGCGCGATCATCTTCGTAGGCACGCGAGGACAAACAGAAACAGCCCCTGGCGCTTACGAGGTACGCGGGGTATCCAAAGGTGCTGTCCAAGTCATCGAACGCGCTACAGGAGCGCACACGGAGCTGAGAGCGCCCGAGTTAGTGCAGCAGGCACTTTCTGGGAAAATTAAACGTGGAGACATTATTTATCGATGACCGCCTGTAGGGCGGTTTTTGTTGTTCTAATCAAGCTGGATTCTGAATAGGGTCATCGTAAAGGTGTTACACATGAACAGATGAACAACGTAACTATGGAACAGTGTTCCTGAGATATCCGCCAAAGAGAGGGGCATTTTTGATGCAAATTAGAGTGGGGCAGAGCCAACCGATACCTGTAAGAAAGGTACGATCTGATAAAAAGGTTCGCGTCAATTCGTCGCTGTCTCAAGATACCCATGACAAACTCGTTATGCTGGCGACGAGCTGCGGTATGACGAAGACGAGTATGCAGGAAAAAATCGTTGAGGCAGTCCTCAACTCACCGGAATGGGTAAATTTTTTCCAAGATCGATTCAACAAGACCGGACGATACCGGGTCATCCCCATGAAAGAGAATGGAAAGATTACTTACTTACTGACTTGATCTCATTACGCATTACCTTGGCTGCGAGTTGTGCTTTTTTCCAGTTGGCATAGCAGCTGCGACACATATCCATCTGCAGACGCCAGGAGCGCGGTGAAGGTTCGATTGTTCCACATTCACATCTATTCACGACAAAACCCTCCTGAATGTTTGGTATGTTAGGAGGGTTCCCGTATTTTTGACAATTTATACCTCAGTGATATAAAATTTGGACGCACAATAGAATCGGGCTCCTCAAGGGTGGTCGGCTCATCCCCAATAGAAAGGGGGTGAGGCTTATGGTAACGAACGAAACTCTCGGACTGATTTTCCAGTTTGGGTTGTTCCTGGTCGCTTTAATCGGCTTGGTCGTTACCTTGACCAAAAAGAAATAGATCACCCTTGAGCTTTGGTGAGCTGGGTGATCTATTTCGATCCTATGCTTTGAGCCGACCCCTAGCGGGGACGTCTATTTGTGCAAGGCCGTAGGTGTTACAGCACCTGCGGCTCTTTTTACTATATGCAGCTACTACCATTTTAACACAGGTCGGCCCCAAAGATACATTAGCCGTTCTCTGAAAGCTAGTTAAAAAGTTACCTCAATGGTAGGAGCTTTCTCCTCATGATTAGAATGGAGGTACTCCATAAAATCTTCCAGCGATTCTCGACCGTTTTTCACTTCATCCAGCCAGTCATAAACCCGATTTCTATTGTAGACTTCACCAAGCAGCTCGTCTGGCGAATGGTTGCCCATGATTTCAAAAATTTCTATCCCTTTGATGTTAGCTTCTCTGATTTTTTCATCAAATTGATCTGCCAACATAGACTGCTCAATTAAGTAGACTACCATTTCTTCTTCGCTCATACTTTCCTTTGCCTCTTTCATTAGCAAGTAATCCGGGATGGCGATTCCTATTTGTGCAAGGGTGTCGTTGATTCGAGATAATTCGTTGCTATAATCACAAATCGTCTGGAACAGCTTTTCTCTCATGCAAGCATACCTCCATGGATTGATTGCCTATATTCTACCAAAAGAGGTAACATTCGCAATATCCCAGAAAGAACGCGACATAAAATTCAACAGCATGTGGATAACATCATATGGGGAAACGCGTCTTGAGCCCTATATTTAGTGCGTATGAGCGGGGGGGAACTAATCTGGCTACTATCAATAGCGCAGGAGAAAGTTGGCCTGACTAGTGGTGTGGATAACTTTAATCCTAAAAAGAGACTATACTTCACCATAGGCCCAGGTCCATAGCTTTTTTTTTAACGATTTTAGGTTGCGACTTACGTTCTCTTCTTCTTTTTTGTTCGTATCTTATTTCTTCAAATAAAGTTTCTTTATTATCAAAATTTAGCCACGTCAATGCAAATCTTTGGTATCGATCTAAATCTTCGTCAATATAATATCGCTCTGAAATTTTATCTTTCAATTCACCGATTTTTTCCATATTGGCAGTTTCATTCTCCATGAGTATCGATATCTCATCCATGATATCATGTGCCTACTGGTCATCCACGATAAACTCAATGTGTCTCTTAATCATCTGTACCTCCCGAATAAAGATAGAATAAAATACTTATCCACATGTTGATAAAATCTACTAGAACATTCAGGAAACATTTGCTATATTAAAATCAATCAAAAAAAGACCGGAAAACAAAAAGAGCCAACATGATCGTATTGGGCGCCAACCCTTTACGATTCTGACCACCGAATACGCCTCGGTGACCAGCGGCACTCTTCGTACCCCGTCAGCTCGTTTTATATAGTCTATTTTATCGTATTTGTTGCCTATTGTCACGGTATAGTGACAAAAAAAGTCGGCAAAAAAGTACGACAAAATATACATCTATTTGAGCTCACTACGTCGAAAAGTGAAATTCTGACACAATCAGAAGCCCTGTCACCCAAACAAAAGGTGATGGGGCTTTTATGTTTTCCCAACAGGGGAGATAGTGTATACATGTCAGATGTAATTGTAGCAATGAGGGGAACCATTTATGAAAGCGGTTATGGTTTGATTGCAAAAAAAGTTATGCAAGACAAAACCATTAGCATTAAAGCAAAAGCACTGTATGCCTATTTGTCATCATTTGCTGGTAGTTCAGAAAACAGATCTGCCTTTCCAGGAGTGTCAAGAATGATGGAGGATCTTAGCGTATCCAAAGATAGTTTTTATAAGTACCGCAAAGAACTTGAGAAGTCAGGATACATCACAATAGTGCAAGACAAAAATTCTGATGGGACCTTCAAAAACAACATCTACTACATAGAAGCTGTACCGTGTCCTAAAAATCAGGAAACGGATGATCCGTGTCCTAAAAAACCGGATACGGTTGTTCCGGATACGGAAAATCAGGACAATAATAATATCAATCTCTCTAAAAGTAACAACTCTAATAAAAAAGAAAGAGAGAGAGAGGACAACCCTAACGGATTGCCACCATCAGATCCTCCTGTTGAGGATATCAATGAACTTGAATTGGAATACCTCACGTTACAGGAAATGACCAAGCGAATATTTGGCACTCGTAAAGCTGCTGATGTAGACGTGGAAAGCGTTTGGAATCATTGGAAGAATCGGTTTCCACAATACAGCTTGATTCATATGTACGGAGTGCTACGAGCAACACAGATCACAGCCAGACCAAAAGATGACGTAACTGGTATTATTATTACCAGATTGCCATCGGCACAGACATCGCTGGTGCCTGTAAAGCAAGTAGCAATGGATTACGTAGCAGAATTGAAGCTCCAAATAAAAAAAGGTCAGGCTCAATAGCTGGCTGACCTTTTTCTCACATGTGTAAGTGCCAAAAAAACGGGTAAATACAAAAAAGGGAATAAAAAAAGTACGTACATCCACATACTTTCAGGGCGGAGTAGATCGTGTCTACCCTTTGCGGCGCGGCCCGTAAACCTCCACCCATTCATATAGATCCTCAATTCGGCATTCGAGAATGATTGCAAACCGCATTGCCGTTTCGATGGACATGATCACTCGATTTTTCACATAATCATTGATTTGCTGTTTGGACATTCCAACTATTTCAGCAAAGCGAATCTGAGTTATTTTTCGAGCACGGAGGAGAGAACGGAGCCGGCAGCGACCGATCTTTACATCCATCGCGCCCTCCGTTGAAACTATTGTATGGTATGAATTTTACCATAAATTATATTCAGGCAAGCAAAAAGCCAACGGGGTCTGCATAGTTGGTCGCTATGCAAACTCTTTACCACCAAGACGCACCCTTGGTGGCGGGCCGTAGCCACTTTCCGTTAGCATCAATAATTCTACAGGTTAAAAAGTAATAGGACAAGTGGCACGAATCAATAATTCTTACAAAACCTGCCATCTCAAACAAATTGGTGAACGGCTTTTGCTTCTCAAAGAGGAGAAGTGAAACGCATGCGTAGGACATTGGGTAACTTGTTTAATGATCGTCGTCAGAAAAGGGGATTATCGATTGCAGAAGTAGCACGCCAAACAGGCATTACACGAAAAACGATTGAACGCATTGAACTCGGACTAATCAAACACCCCAAGTTGGAGACAGTGGAATCGCTTACCACTCTGCTGGAGATCCACTTCACCGAGTACATCCCAATTTATGTGCAGTTCGAAATTAACAGAGACAAACTTGAAGGCATATTGGCGAAGGCAGTCTCTTACCAGAAAAAGGAGCTGCTACTTCCCATCGTATGCCAATACGTGACGGTGGCAGACACAGAGATCGTGAAGGGTATGGCAAGGCTGATGGATTTTGCCGCGGGCTTAGAAAATAAGCAGCAAGCAGCTGTCCTGTATTCCGCCATTGCCAAACAAGCACTGAGCTATGGATTGCTAAAAGTACTGGCGAAAGCCTTGTTTCAGGAATACATGATCATCAGGGACATCAATGCGCGAGAAACATACAGACTTGGTGAGAGAGTTATTGGGTATTCGGAGTTCCTTTCCAGGGAAGATCGTTTGGAGGCGCATTATAAAGTGGGAGTCCATGCCCATCTGCTTGAGCTGTACAGAGAGTCGCTAGAAATTCTTCAACCAATCATTGATGACAAAAAATTGAATGAGGGAAGACTCAAAGAAAAGACCCTTCATGCGTACTACAATAACCTCATCGAGTTAAAAGAGTTCCTAGAAGCAGACAAGTATTTGGAGCTTTATGCCACTGAATACAATAAACATGAGAATTCATACTATTTGGTGGACAAGGCAAGGATTTTCGCTGCAACAGGGATGACTCAAGAAGCAATTCCTATTCTAGAAGCTCACTTGAAGAAAAATGAAATGAACAACGCAACTGTGAACGCAGTACTTGAACTAATAAAAATATATCTGGAGCTTGGAAAAACCTCTGAAGCGTTAAAATTTGCTGATTATGAAAATAAACTCGCACGGATTATTGAGATAGATTCAATAAAGGGACCTTTTAACAAGCTCCACTATGGAATATACTTACGGTGGATGGGGAAAGCATTTTACTCAGCTCAAGACTACAAGATGACCACGGAATTTTTTCTGAAGAGTATGGAAGTATTTGCAGACTCCAAAATGGAGAAGGCTTTTCTCAAAACAGAACAGGAACTGTTTGGCATGAATGAGTGTATGGGTTTCTGGTTCGAAGAGATGGGAGAACAACCCACTCTGTTGGGAAAAAGTTCTCAGAAGAGAATTGCAGAACTGTTAGATAGGCTTCACGAAAACAAATTACCATAAAGGAGTTTTGAACATGAAAAAGGTCCTCATTCGTTCCGTTCTTTCACTCGCATTCGCTCTGGTTTTGGTTCCATCAGTAAGCGCTGATTCAACAGAAGCGCCACCAAAAGGGGCATCAGTGGTAATGTCCACTGGACCAGATTGGTAAAATAAAGCACAAAAAGACCCTTTTGATAAGGGTCTTTTTTCATGTCGAATGGACAATGTTTATGTCGAAATTAAAGATATATTCACAAAATGGTAAACTAATTTTTACAGATCAACAAATGTATTTCCAATTCATACATAAGTCTCAATAGAAATTTGAATGAAAAATCTTACAGTGTTCGGTTGACGCATCATAGAATCGGGTAGATAATAAGAACATACACCAAACGTATGTTCTCGTTTCTGAGGGGGACGTCATGAGCGATCAAGAGAAAAAGAACGAGTTGATATGGAAAGTAGCAAAGCTGATGAAAGAAAGTCGTGAGGATCCAGCCGCAAAGGAAGCGGTTGAAAAAATAAAAGCCCTTCTGCTTAGTTCTTAGAAGGGCTTTGTATACCGTCGATTAGTTTGATAATGGCGTCACGCTGATCACTTGGCAATGAATTAAACTTGTCTAGAACTTCTTTGTCTTCGTCGGATAGCTGGGTATCTTTTTTGTACTCATAGTTACCAGGCATCCGTTCATCAGTGAGGCACAAAATATAATCTACTGAACAATGATGGAAATCAGCGAGGATCTTCAACTTGCTACCATCAATATCATTTTTTCCACTCTCAATATGTCCATAAGCGGCCCGACCAATCCCTAAAAGGTCTGCCATTTCCTCCTGAGTTCTAGTGCCGCGTAATTGTCTTAACCTACGACCTACCATGGAAGACATAAAATAAAACCTCCAGAGAAATATAGTCAAAAAACTAAGCACCTATGGCCTATAGTCAACGATACTCTAGGTAACATTATAGTGAGTTTTTCTCACTATTACTACCATATATTCGAATCATTATTGACGAAGGCTACCTCATGCGACTATTATAAATATAACAACGCTATTTAAAGTAGCGCAGGGAGTGATAGCGGTGGTACATACGGAAGATGTAACAACAAAATCCAAAAAAAGAATTGAATTAATCGTTGCTCGCGTTAGGAAAGATAAAACTCAAATTGAAGCAGCCGCTGAAATTGGTATCTCAGTGAACTATCTCCGTAAGTTAGAGTTAGGTATTGAGTCACCAGGACTGGAAACAATGTTGTGCATAGCAAAATATTATGGTGTGTCAGAGCGTATTCTATTCCCTGACATTTTTTTTAATCATGATGCTATTTAAAATAGCAAGGAAATACAAGCGAATTTTATGATTCGTATACCCAACCTTGAAGGAGTGAAAGATCGAAAGGACACCCTGTACCAAAGGGTGATGAGAGAGGGAACTCGTTACGGAAGAAATACCGATTCCAAGACTTTCAAGTTGAGCTTCTATGTCGGTTGGGTCAAAACCAATTAAGCTCTTAGTAGTTTCTTTTGCTTGATTCATTTCCGTGAATATACCGCCTCCAATTTGTCGAGCAATACGACTTGTCGTCTGTGCAAACGGGTTATCATCGGATGTTAGACCAATTACTCCAGCAAAAGTTTTAGGAAGTTTCGGTTGTTATCGTGCGGGCTTTTTATCCCTCACTTCTGCAAGTTTCCGTGCAGTCCAGCATATCTCATCACCCTCTGGTTCAGGGTGTCGGGCGCTCGTGGATGGCTTATTGGTAATCGTCCTCACCATCTATGCGTTGCACCTTCCGAAGTACCTTGATCGAATTCCTTCGGCTTGGCTCAGGGTTGCCATATCCATTGTGGACTTAGGGTTTCCTTGAATTCACCCGATGCAAAGCTACAAATTTCTTCATAGCAGGGCAATCTCCGTAACGAGTTTCTATCTTTTTCGACACGATGGGTGGAAAGTCCTACCAGTTTCCGAAAAGAGACAAGCTGATTCGTCCCCACGAGCAGGGTCCATGTCACCGCGAAAGCGGAAAACCAAAAAATCGAATCTATCCATGGGCCTTGCTCGGGTGGACGAACCATTTTCAAGGTCTATCCTGTGCCACAAAGATTTCTGAACAGAGGAGCTGAGATAGCATGCAACCGACATCAAGCTTGGCAACTTTCAATAGCAGGCTGGCTGAATTGATGGTGAAAGATTTTGAAAAGGAAGCTGCTCTCATGCTTCCACACAGTGGACAAGCTGTCTGTGATGACTTCAAGCAGCGGGTAACAGCTTTTCACAATGAGCATTACACGCCAGGCATCAAATGAAAAACCGAAAAACGAAGGCGGCAGTAGAGCCTGCACCAGTTGGCCAGAGAGCTGGCGTTTGTCAGTGCGGTCACGCTGGACCATTTCGTCTGACCATTCAAAATCATCGATTGGAGAGGATCTGCAAATGCGGGGAAATCAAGCAAATGGACAATCCGAAATAGGAATTGGTTTTCAACACCTGAAGGGCGAAGAATTCGTAATTGCTGGAGAGCGGTGGAAGGTAATCAAGTTTTTCAAGCGGCGTAAATGCGACTGGGCTCGGCTCTGCAGCATGGACCGTAAAAAGGTCTACAAGTCCACGACAGTTGATTTCCTACAGATGATCAGCAAGCGGAAAGCCTCATAGAGATCCATCAGGCGCAGTCAACGGAGCTGCATGGGGGCCGTAGAGGTTAGGGGCGGTCCTGGTCTCATAGATCGATGAGGGGAGGTGAGTGGGAATGTTGAGGTTGAACGAATCAGCAGAAAAGACCATCTTAGGCTTACTCGCATTAATTGACAAAATTGCGACAGAAAACCATCCGACAGAAGCCTCAAATCTTCTGCCGGAATTGGTCAACGCAACTGCGGAATTGATTAAATCGGTTAACTGTTAATCTGCTGGGTTAAGTACAGCCTGATAAACAATTTTGTAAAATTGAGCGACTTTCTCAGCATTTTGTTTTACCGCATCATCACCATGAACACCTGGTGTTTTAGCAATAAGACCACTTTGAATTGCTGCAACAACTATTTCTTTAGCAACTTCTTTTTGATCCAATATGTTCACCTCCTTCTCGATTTGGTAAGTCTGGACAACTTCCAATTCGACAATTATCTGGAAAATCCTACAAAAAACAAAAGCCCTGCGCCGTTAACGCAGAGCATCCGAAAAAATAAGTTACTCCCATTTTACCACGTAATGGGAAAGGAGAACAAGCTTTGAACAAATTACTCCTAGATGAGCAGCCATTAGTCATAATACCAGAGCTTGCCAGATTAATCGGTCTTAACGAAGCAGTGGTGTTGCAACAACTGCACTATTGGCTTCGCATAAGCCAGCATTACCATGACGGACGGCACTGGGTGTACAACACCTACAAAAAGTGGCAGGAACAATTTCCATTTTGGAGTGAAATCACGATTCGCAGGATTTTCACCGGACTAGAGAAACAGGGTCTACTCATATCCGCCAACTACAACGAGATGCGAGCGGATAATACAAAATGGTACTCGATCGACTATGAAAAGTTGCAGGGTGTGATCAGGCCACCCGATCAAAATGATCAGGCCATGCGATCAGATAGATCAGGTGAACCGATCAATATGATCAAACCAATACCAGAGATTACTACAGAGATTACTTCAGAAAGAGAAGTAGAAAAAGAAGAGCCTGCACCTCCTGATCCATTCCTTACCTATCAGAAAGAAATCGGTGTAGAGTCTCCTTTCATTCGAGAGTCAATTACCAAATGGATGGATGAAGGTCACTTCGATGAGCCTGAAGCGATCATTGTTGAGGCGATTAACCTTGCATCAGCAAATGGGGTTCGTAAATGGAGTTACTCTCATTCAGTCCTTAATGCTTGGGCTAGTAGGAATATCCGCACTTTGGAGCAAGCGCGAGCTGCCATCGTAGAACATGAGAATAAGAAAAAGGCGCGGGATCAAAATAGCAATTCTACAGGCCACCGAAACGGTAAAACAGTCCTCAAAGATAATTTGCCAGAGAGTGTACAGTGGCAGCTGGAGCAAGAAAAGAAACAGGCTGGCAATCAGCCATCGGATACAAAGAGTATCGTGGACTTCCCTGATCTTCAGAAGCGGTTAGAACAAATGCGTAGAAAAAGGTGAGTAGCCAATGATAACGAGCCATGCCAAACGTGGACAAGCATTCGAAAACGCGCTAAGTACCACACACGATCAGTACAAAGCAAAGCGAATTGCGATCATTGATAAAGTCACGACAACCAGCCACGTTGGAGCCTACAAGGGGCGTCCAGTCTACTTCGAGGCAATCAGTACCAGGGAACGATCACGATTTGACCTATCGAACATCGATAAGAAGCAGTATGAACGCATGGAAGAAGCGCAAGCGCATGGCGCTATCTGCTTTGTCCTAATCGATTTCGTTGTGTTCCATGAGGTGATGTTTGTACCATTCTCAACGTTCCAGGTTTTCCAAAGTCACGCGAGCACGGGCGGACGGAGTAGCATCCCGAAAGAATAATTTGAATACTACGGATACGTTGTCCAAAAGACAAAAAGAGCGAAACTTGATTACCTCCTGCTGGTGGACATGATGATCAATTCAAAGGCAAAAGCCATATGAGCGCCGGGGTAGAAGGATGGATCAAAAAGGAGTACATGTCACGCAAGCGGTTAAATACATACATCGCTTGTGAGGATTATGACTTCACTTGGGATCTATCAGAGGTTCAACGGTTCCGCGATCTGTGGAGGGAAGGGTACTCAATCATCGAGATTGCAAAGGATCTGAGAAGGCACCAAAACGAAGTGGCGATTTTAGTAATTGATCAGGCCGAACAGGCGAGAATCAATCCAAGATTCGGTGGAGTGTTCGGAAATTCATTCGAAAGGGCTGATGGAGATAATGACTCAAGAAGAGTGGATGGACTGGCAGAAGAAAGTCATTCGGGAAGAGACGAAAACCAAATAAGCGCTTAAAGCTTTTCCTGACTATTCATGTGAACGCGCTCATTGCCGAACTACCGATCGCTAACAGGAAAAGGGGGATCAGTATGAACTTTGTAGAGCCAATTCGTGATAAAGAAAAACTCGAGGAACTGAAAGCACTCTTGAAGAAGCAATCAGCTAGAAATGAATTTCTCTTGACTTTTGGTATCAACACTGGACTACGCATCTCCGACATCTTACCGCTGAAGGTCGCGGACGTGAGAGGCAAGTCGCATCTAGTAATCACCGAAAAGAAGACAGGTAAACCAAAGCGGTTCAAGATCAATCAGTCGTTAAGGGAAACAGTCCAAAGCTATACAAAAGATATGGACGATGAGACCTATTTGATTGCATCGGAGAAGAGAGGGAAACCAATTTCTCGTGTAAGGGCATACCAAATCCTCAACGGGACTGCTCGAAAGATCGGACTAAGCGAGATCGGGACACATTCGCTTAGAAAAAGCTTTGGGTATCACTTTTACCAGCGGACACGGGACATTGCGACGCTGCAGATGATTTTTAATCACAGCCATCCGGCGATCACACTGAAATACATCGGGATCACTCAGGATCTGATCGACAAGGCAGTAGAGGACTTCAGCTTGTAGGGTACACAAGCTCAATTAAGTTAAATAGGCGGTGAGAAGAGTGCGGAAGACAAAGCATGTGGTCATGTTTTCAACGGGGCTAAGCTCAGCGTATCTTGCCCACTGGGTCATCCAGACGTACGGAAAGGACGATACAATCCTATTTTTCACTGACACACTTTGGGAAGACGAAGACAACTACCGGTTTATGTCGGAAGTCTCCAATCATCTAGGATTACCAATGACGATCACAGCAGATGGACGCAACCCGGAAGAAGTCTTTTTCGATCACAGATTCATGGGCAACTTCGGAACGGCACCTTGCTCAAAAGACTTGAAAATGAAGCAAACGGTACTCTTCGTCGAAAATCTGCGTCTGCAGGGGTTCGAACCAGTCCTGTACTTCGGGATCGGATACAAGGAAAGAGAACGAGCGCCCAGGATCGCTAAGAACTACGCCCATAATTGCCTGGAGAGAGTGCGATGCAGGTTTCCTTTGATCAAGCTTTACATCAAAGGGCAATTGAACCTACACAACGACTACTACAAGCAAGTGGTTGAGGGTGAATGGGGAATCAGGGTCCCTCGGATGTACGAGTTGGGTTTCTCCCATGCAAACTGCGGAGGACGTTGCATCAAAGGTGGTATAGGTCACTACGGGACGCTGTTCAAAGTTTGGCCGGAACGATATGCAGCCCAGGAAGAGATGGAGCAACGGTTCAGCAAAGAGGTGAATGAGTACACCATCTTGAGACGGAATAACGAGCCTTTCACGTTGAAGCAATTGCGGGAAGAGATCGAGCGTAAAGGATCGCAGTTGGCATTTGGTGATCTTCAACTGGACGAACAAATGCCATGTGCATGCTTCATTTAACAAAATGCTCAAGGAGGTAAGTCGTATGAAGCAAGCTTTCACAGCCAGGACTACCGGAGAACAAGGTGTGCTGGAATGGTTTGGTTTGGGTGAGACAGTAGCTATCGGTCAATTGATTGAGGTCATACGTGCGCATCACCAATTGGATATATACACAGTAGGAGAGCATTGGTGCGTACAATTATTTGATCCAAACGTCGATGCTAACGACGGCGTTTCATGCATCTCAGAGGGTAGCTCAACTGAGCTGGTGAATGCTCTCTACGATGCCCTTGAGTGGATTTATGATTGTTTAACTGACAAATAGAGTTTTTAACATTTTGTGTAGTGTGAAAAGAGCAATTAGCAACGTTTCACTTTATTTGTAAGGATTGCCCCAATAAAGGCAATTAATGAGTACAAAAATCCCCACAGCAACCAAGCGTCAATGTTACTAGTAAAAGTATTCCAGTCGGTTGTAATGTACAACAAAGGCAAAAAGAATGAAAGAAGTACACCCAGGTAGGTTCTTCTAAAAAAGATTGAAGACAATACCCCTATGCAAAAAGCAAAGATAGGGATGTAAATTGTGACGAGTGCAATTGGATTAAGATTTTCAGTAAATGTATAGATCATTCTGTCACCACTTTACTTTTTTTTTTAATAAGATTTTAAAATTTGGAATGTGGAATGAATAGTACCAACTTTTCTTGGTACCTAAATTTATTAACAAACTAGTTAGGGAGGAAAATAGCCATGACAAAATTCAAGATTAAAGGTCAATCAGGAACCGTCGAGCAGGTCATTACCTTGTCGGCAGACACGCCTGAGCAAGCGTTGGAAGATGCGAAGAAATACTTCCCGGAACGAATGCATGGTCAACTATCTGTCTTCTCAGCCGATTCGGAGTACCGCAAATTACTTCGGAAAAACGGATATCCAGAGCACCTTCTCGACCGAATGGGTGATGAGGAGTGTGAAGGTGAATGCGAGGCGGCGGGGATTTTATGACCGATCAGCAGATCATCTTAACCTTGGCGACGAAGGTCATGGGGTGGAAACGTTACGGAGAAACAGATTTTTGGTACGGCGATAATGGGAACTTGTTCGATCACTCTTTTTGGAACCCACTCCAAAACATAGCTGATGCGTGGATGATCGTGGAGAAAATCAAAGACACGGATATTGGAGACGACTTTGATTTCACTATGGATCACTTCTGCCTAACACAGATCACGCCTGAGCAAATAAGCAGAACAGTCTATAGCTTAACACAACGGTAATTTTGGAAAGAGCTTGGTAGCTCTCTCCTAAACCGAATCCCATTTTTCAGGCGACAAACTGAAATCCACCAAATGGCGAGCTTCTTCTACTGTTTCAACCAATTTAGACCTCATAGTACCGAAGTCAACGCGATAACCTTCTTCGCCATCATACTGCAATATCAAATAGCCTCTATACGTCTCGATATCTTTACGATCAAACATTATGCTCACCGCCTGTTCGCTTGATAGATACACATATTTCCATTTTGGGTGGTGGCGGTGAGGTTGTCAATGAATTGGGAACAAAACACACGATTTGTTAAATGGAGGTGTTTGGTATGGAGAGGATCGACATAGGTCTTCGCAATTTTTATGGGAAAGTTGAAGCAGTGGAGCGCGATGGAAAGTATTATTTGGAACTTGGCTGTTACAGTGGTGTTGATAGCGTCGAAATTAGCGAAGGGTTGTTTTTCGCAATCGTAAAAGAGTTGCGTTAATGCATTTAACAAAACAATCGATTTGATAAATGGGGAGGGGTTCAGTATGACAGAAATAGTTGTAAAACTTGAGGAGAGTCAACGCTTTGTGATGGAAGACCCAGATAGTCTTGCAGTTATTATGGTAGATCAAATAACCATTCTTCCAACTGCAAGTCAAATTGTTTGTAACGGCTACTATTTCGATATTGATTACGAAAGGATGAATTTTGCGAACAGACGTAAGATTCAAATGGTACTTGATACCAAGCTGCGAGACGTTTTTAACGAGGAAGATTAACACAACATTACATGTGAGAAGGAGGAGAATGGAATGCCGGATGTAGAGAAAATATTCATCCATACGAAAAACTTTAGAACCGGTCATGTACGGGTTAGGGAAGTGTTGGCGATGTTAGCTTTCGAAATCGATGGATATAAGTTTTATTTTCACGACGATCAAATTACAGATGGATTGTGCGGTTGCCACATTGGTACGAATCAACTAATGAAACCGACCATGAAGTTTATAGATGACATCAAAGAAAAAACGCAAAGTCACATGGATGAGTATATACGACGGGCGAAACTAATAAAAACTCAATCTCCGATTAACTGGAAGCCAATGGAGGTGTCACATGTTACACGAGCTGAAAACATGGCCCAAGCACTTCGCAGACGTACGCGCAGGCATAAAAACCGCCGAGCTGCGGCTGAATGATCGGAACTATCAGCCGGGTGATGTGCTGGTGCTGCGGGAATACGATCCGGAAGCAGCCGAGTACACTGGCGAGGTTGAGACGCGTACGATCACCCATGTATTGGAAGGAGAGGCGTGGTTACAACCTGGTGTGGTAATGCTTTCGATGAGCGGAGGGGAACGGGATGCAAGCAGGACGTGAGATTAAGTATCGAGGTAAACGAATAGACAACGGTGAATGGGTTTACGGGTTGCCCACATTCAATCGTGATTGCACTGGAATTGACAAAATAGAAGTTCCAGAATTGTCTGGAGGCATTTGCAAACTGGTCGATCCAGTGACCGTTGGGCAATTCACAGGACTCCAGGACAAGAACGGCAGGGAGATATACGAAGGAGATATTATCCAAGGAACAACTTATTTGTATGGGCATCAATTAAAAACCGGGAGACAATTTGATTATCTTGGTGTTGTTGAGTGGGGTACTCAGGCTGACGTTGGTTTATGTTGGCAGGTATCTAATAAGCAAGGATCGTGGGAGTTGCGTCAAACGGTTCACCGAAACGACATCGATTATTGCACAGGCGACATAATCGGCAATATCTACGAAAATCCTGAGTTTCTGGAGGCGAACAAATGATGCAAGTAGGACGTGAAATCGAGTTCAGAGCTTGGGACGATGAAAAGAAACGGATGTATGATGGCGACGCAATCGAGACATACGATTACCTCGTTACAGGATTATCATATGGCAGGCTGTTCGTGGCACTAGAGGACCCAGACTGGCGGGAACTGACGGTTGTACAATTTACCGGACTCCACGACAAGAAGGGTAAAGGTATCTATGAAGGAGACATCCTAGCAGATTGTGTTGAGGGGTCTACGATTCGTGGCTATGTAGTAAGGCAAAAAGGTGCTTTCTTCCTCGAAACTGGTCAAAAGTGGGCGCCATACCTACATGTGATTGCTACTAAGCATAACGAAATTAGCGAATGGGAAGTCATCGGCAACATTTACGAGAATCCTGGACTGCTGCCAGCTGCTTAACAAAAGAGAAATTGTGGGAAGGAGGTGGGGGTCATTCAAATTCAAGACACGTTCCGTTTGACAATCACCTTCCGATACCTTGATGACATGGGATTGACTATCAAGGTGGGTAAGTTTTTAATGCGTCGATTTGAACAAGAGAAAATGTGATGAGGAGAGTGTGGTATGGATAAGCCTAATGGAAAGCTAACACCAATTGAATTACAAATGATGCTTGATGATTTTATAAAAAATATGCCTTTCCAAATCAAGTATTTTACAGAGTCGGCTAAACTCTATAAGGCGAGATTCGACTCACTGGTAGCTGCTGGTTTTACGGAGGCTCAAGCATTGCAGATTTTGAAAGCGAGAGGCTTGGAAGTTTAGTAAGGCGACATTTTTACACAATATTTCAGGAGTACCCAGAAGGAGGAAAAATGATGGTCAATATAAAGGTCAAACGACTTCATCCAGACGCTGTGATACCTGCCTACGCAAAGAATGGGGATGCAGGATTCGATTTTGTTGCTGTAGAGGACACAATCATTCAACCTGGAGAAAGCGCAAAAATACCTACAGGGTTAGCTATGGAAGTACCTGAAGGGTATGAGATTCAAGTTCGCCCAAGGTCTGGAATCGGAGCAAAAACTAAACTTCGCATTAGCAATGCACCAGGAACGATAGACAGCGGTTTCCGAGGGGAAATTGGCGTCCTTTTTGATAACACCAACAAGCGGCCTGAGAAATTGACAAAAGATAATACAGGGTCATTCATGGGGAAATCTCTCGACAATGAAGTAGTCCGAACAAAAACAAGCTGCATTGAGGGAGCATATGTCATAAAGAAGGGCGATCGGATAGCCCAAGGCGTCTTAGCCAAAGTGCCAAAAGCCGAATTTGAAGTAGTAGACGAACTTTCTCAGTCCGAACGAGGTACTGGAGGATTCGGACACACAGGAGTAACCGCATAAATAAAAAAAGCCCCCAAGTGGGAGCGAAAGGGTATTTTGACAAAATTATTATACCACGGCCAATCCGCGAGGGGGAGTATAGATGAACACAGCATCAGCATTTGACAAAGATACACTGATAGAAAACGTGTGTGAGCGTTGCCCGGGAACATGCTGGGGAGATAAGAGCATCTGCCGCGTTCATGACCTCCATATCGGAAGTATCAAACAGTGCCAAGAGTGGGACAAGTACATGATTGATAAGCAAGGTCTACGCGATCACGATGGACAACTGGCTCTGACTGATTTGGAACCAGCTATGGAGTGGCTGCAGCGTACCGAAGAAGAAATTCGAGATTACGCGTTTACCATAAGAGAAATAAATAGAATAAAAACGTATTTGGAGGATGCAGGTGAGGGTACTGTCGCTGCTTATGGTATTGATGCAAGCCAACCGAAGGGTAAAGGCGCAACAGGAGATAAGACTCATCAGGAAGTAGTTAAACGTGAGCGCTATTGGAAGCGACTGAAAAGCCTAGAGGAAAGTGTACAAAGAGTTGAACGCGCTATGGAGACGATCAAGCACGAGAAGGAGAGAGCGGTGCTTGATTGTATGATCGATGGTGTCAGAATGAACATGATCGCTCGGCATGTGGGCGTATCTCGCTCATACCTTAATGACATCAAACGCGACCTAATTAGAAAGATGGCATGGGCCATGTATGGAGAAGATCAGCTTAAAGTTGGCTGATCTTTTTATTTACCGGACATTTTGGACAGAAACGACAAAAACTACAGGATGGACGTTTTGGACGTTTTTCCAGCAGAAGAGAGAAATATTTTATAATCGAGCTAACGCACGAATGAGAAGTCACTCAGGCAATTGAACTGAGTGGCTCTTTTTTTATCCATTGAAAAGTAAGGAAGAGAGCCTGCTGAAAAGATAGGGTTTTGTTCCGGGCTTTTCAAATGATGGAAGAGAAAGGAGTGGACTGAAATTGAAACAGTCAAAGCAGGTCATAACACAGCAGTTCATTAGAAATCATTGCTTAGGTTGTGTTTGGGGGAAGACTGCCGGCAATGTCATCCACTGCTTACGAATGCCTTGTACAAAAATTAAGCAAGCTGCCAAAGGTGGGAAGAGAAATGAAGGAAGGTAATCAAACAGAGTTACCAAGCTATGACCGGGTAAAAAATTATGTGCTCCATTTAGGAAATCATGACTCAGCAATTAGTGTGATCGCGATTAGTCGTCACTTCAAAATTAGTAAACCTGAAGCAGCACGCTTTGTAATTCGCTTGGAGAACGCCGGCGTGATTAGCAGGCTAGTTGGTGGAGAAGGACGTAAGTTGCTCATTAAGGAGGAGCGGGGCTAATGTACTGTTGTCCTGGTTGCTTATTAACCATCGTGAGTCCAGAGGAGCTGCTCGCACATCTTAAGGATTGCAACCAAGACCAAGCCAGAACAATTTTGACAAGAGAGGATGAACCATATGGTAAAAGCCATTATGAACTTGTTCCGTAGGAGATCAGATGAGCAGCAGCATAATACGCATGCAAAACTCGCTCAGTCATCAGAGCAAAAGTCTTTCTGTCATATGAGCAGAGCGGAGCGCCGGAGGATATGGAAATCGGCTTGGAGTCATTACAATCACGACGGGTCAGGGTATTAGGAAGCAGATAAAATCTGCGTCCGATAATAGACATTATGGTAAACAGGTGGTCAAAATCCGATTTTCAGCCGTTTTCGACGATTATCCGCGATTACGGCTTTTTGTCATTCAACAAATGAGTCGGAAATGTCCACTGTGCGTGGACAAATTAGGTTAAACAGGATGAAAAGTGCGATCTCTTGTTTTCTCGCGATTGCTTCGATTTTCTCAATGCCGAAACAGAAGGAGGATGATGCCTTTTGAGGGTTGTTGAACCAATCAGAGACAGGGTACTGTTGGAGGAATTTAAAGAATATCTGAAAGAGTGGAATGAACGAAACTACATCATGTTCATGATCGGCATCAATACTGGGTTGCGGATTACTGATATTCTGCGCCTAAAGGTCGGAGATGTAAAGGGTAGTCACATTGTGATCCAGGAAGAAAAAACAGATAAGTGGCGGAAGATTCTAGTCACGAAATCTCTAAAGAAAGAACTTCAGGAGTACATCACAGGGAAGAAAGATCATGAGTACTTGATTAAAAGCAGGCAAGGACATAATCAGCCAATCACCCGAGACATGGCATATAAGATTTTAAGAACAGTTGCTGAAGAATTTGATATGGAACGCGTTGGGACACATTCCATGAGGAAAACGTATGGATACTGGTTTTACAAGAAGTACAAGGATGCGGCAGTCTTACAGGATCTATTTGGTCACTTTTCTCAGGAGGAAACGTTGACCTATATAGGAATTAACCAAGACACCCACGATAAATATATGGCGGATTTTGGATTGTAATTTTTGTTCAATTCTTTTCAATCTGATCTTGTATAACTCATTTTATAGACACTATACAAAACCATATGTATCAAGGGTTTCGGGATTTCACCGACATATACTGTACCATAGATATGAATAAGTGAAGTTGACATAATACAGGGAGTTATGAAGATGGCACAAAGACCGAATAAACCGTGCTCGAAACCAGGTTGTCCGGCTCTCACACGAGAGAGATATTGCCAGAAACACACAGAAGAGCAAGTGAAAACTTACAATAGGCATCGAGGGTCCTCGTCGGAGCGGGGCTATGATGCCAGATGGAGAAAGGCTCGGACACACTTCCTGTCACTGAATCCTCTGTGCGTTCATTGTCGGATTGAAGGAAAGGCGATGGCTGCCACAGTAGTAGACCACATCAAGCCACACAAAGGAGACAAGATCCTGTTCTGGGATCGGACAAATTGGCAGGCGCTTTGTGCATCATGCCATAGCAAGAAAACTGCGAAAGAGGATGGAGGGTTTGGGAATGACAGGAATTAGTTTGCAACTCTTTACCAAATGGAGTGAGCTGCAGGCCGTCAAAGACGGAACATCCACCATTATGATTGCTCGCATTGAGAAGCACAGATTCCTTGGTGATGACTTTCAAATCAATGTGCCATTGGATGTGTGCGAGGTGGTTGGCAAAGAAGTGAGAGTCAATATCTCACAGATCAAGCAGGCCACAAGCGAGCTCGGAGAGATGATGGGCAAAACTTTTGGAGCTGAATTGGATCGAGTGTTAAAAGAAATAGAGTAAAAAAACTTTTTAAGGTTTGTTTAAATAATCTTTTATTTTTTAAATTATTTTAAAAATATTTTTTAAAAAGGGGGAGGGGGGGTAAAATTTCTAAAAAAAATTAGATATAGACCGCGCGCCCCTCTAATGCAAAAAAATGTCCCCATGGAGATTTTAAAAAGGTAGGTGGTGATGATTGTGGCCCAAGTCACTCGTTTCAACAAAATGCGCGTTGGACGAAGAGGCGGCGGCAAACACTGGACGAAAGAAGAAGTGGAGCGCAGGGAAGCTGCCGCAAAAAAACTAGAGCGCAAAAAAAAGAAGAAACTAAGAATGCCTGATTGGCTGGATAGAGAGGCCGAAAAGGTATGGAAGAAAACAACCAAGGACATGGATGCATTCGAGATTCTTGATAAAGTGGACGAGGATGTTCTCGCCACTTACTGTGATACCGTAGCTCGGTATAAGGAAACCACACAACTTATTAAAAAGAACGGATACACGGAGGTCAATGCAGCTGGTTCATTGACGGTTAGCCCTTACGTGAAGATGCAGCAAGGCTATGCCAAACTTATGATGCAGTATGCAGATAAATTAGGACTTAACGCGAACGCGAGGGCGAGATTAGCGAAGAATATTGCAGATGGAGGGGAAGCAGATCCAAATGCAGATCTCTTCGATTGATTTGAACGAATTGGAGGACCTCCATCCGACTACCAGGTATGCCATTGAAATAGTAGAAGGAATAAGGCCGAGTTGTAAGAGAGAACGTCAAGCCTGTGAACGTCATCTAAGAGATTTAGAACGACAAGAAACGGATGACTTCCCTTTTGTTTTTGATGAAAGCAGGGCTGACCGGATTTTTGATTGGTTTGAACACTGCTGTCGTCATGTTCGAGGGCCGTTTTCTGGACAATTAATAGAGTTACAGCCATTCCAAATGTTCGATTTGGGCTGCATCTTTGGGTGGGTAGACCGTAATAATGGTCGGCGTAGGTTTAAAAAATGCTTTAATATGCGTGCTCGCGGTAACGTAAAGTCAACGGAGATGTCAGGTCTTGCCCTGTATGGTATGTGCGGGGATTGTGTGTATCCACCTGGACAACCCGAACTTAGACGGTATGAAGATAGTCCTGAAGTGGAATGTGCCGCGGTAGACAAAGGACAGGCTAAGCGGGTTTGGGGCGATGCACAAGAAATGGGGAAAAAGAGCCCAGATATTTTAAAAAGGCTGGTCATCAAGAAAACATACATCGAACACGCAAAACGAGGCGGATGGTTGCGGCCTTTATCCAAAGATACAAAAAACAAAGACTCAGGTGCGCCTTGCATGGTTATCATTGACGAGTATCATGCACATCCTTCTAGTGAAATTCATGATGTCTTGTATTCAGGATTCGGAAAACGAGAGCAATCTCTGATGATGATTATTACTACTGCAGGTAAAGATTCTCAAAACGGTCCTTGCAAAAAAGAGTATGACCATCTTTGTAAAATGCTAGATGGCGATAAGCCGATGAATGAAAGTTATTTCGTTATGATCCGTGAACTTGATAAAGAAGATGATCCTCATGATGAGACAACATGGGTGAAGGCAAACCCAATTTTGCAAGAAGACAACGAGTATTCGCGTATTTTGAGAAATCAAATTCGTGCAGAGCATGATGAAGCATTTGATTCTGGCGATCCAGATAAAATTCGTGAATTTCTAATCAAGCGCTGCGACAGGTGGCAGGCAGACAGCGAAAATAAATACATGTCTGGAATTATGGATAAATGGAAGGCATTGGGTATTACACGACAAGATTTCCTCGAATTGGTTAAGAGTAAAAATACATGGGTTGGCCTTGATTTAGCGAAAACGACCGACCTAACGGCTGACGGAAACGTGTTTTTGCTGGAGGATGGGCGATTTGCGATTACAGCTCATGGTTTTATGCCAGAAGAAACGGCGACAAAACACGAACATACTGATCGTGTGCCTTATCGAGACTGGGCAAAAGACGGATGGTGTACGTTAACAGAAGGAGCAGTCACTGATTACAAGTATATTAAGGCGCACATCAAAAAAATGGAGGACGAACAACAGTGGAAAGTGGAGGAAATTTGCTTTGACAACTACAATGCTACGCACTTCGTTCAGGAATTAGAAAGCGATGGCTATGAGATGGTAAATATTCCACAAGTGATGAAGCATTTATCAGCTCCAACAAAGTTCTTACGTGAATTAGTTCTTCAGGAAAAGATTGTTCATGATGGAAGCCCACTTCTTACATGGTGTATATCGAACGCAGTAGAAATATCGGACACCAATGGCAACATTAAGTTATCAAAAAAGCACAAAGACGACAGTCAGCGGATTGACTTAGTTGCAGCTGTGATCAACGCTTTATCTAGGGCCATGATTGCCGACTATCAGCGATCAATTTTTGAAAAAAGGGGGCCAAGGTCGCTGTGAAAAAATCCAAAAACATACTGGAAACAGTCCGAGAAGCCTGCCTTTTGGTGGGTTTTTCTAGTTTTGCTTATGGTTTGTGGCTTATTTACCCTCCATCCATGTGGGTGGTGTGCGGTTCGATCCTAATTTGGGTCGGATTTCCCCAAAAAAGGAGGGGTGATTAATGGGATTTTTAAGCGATTTGGTCGATAAATCCGCCTATTCAATGGCTGATTTTAACCAAGATATTCGCAGTTTGTTGCGTGGTCATTCCACGAAATCGGGGCAAAAAGTCAACGAAGAAACCGCTTTACGCTACATTACGGTCTTTTCTTGTGCCCGTGTACTTGCCGAAACGTTAGGATCTCTCCCGTTTTTCGTGTATCGACCAAGAGAGAACGGAAAAGGCAGCGATAAAGCGGTAGATCATCCTTTATATGGACTATTGCATGATGCACCGAATGACGAAATGACCTCCCAGACATGGCGTGAAACAAGTATGGGTCACCTGGTCTTGTCAGGAAACACCTACTCCATCATCACCATGGGTGGGAAAGGCCAAGTGACCGATCTATATCCGGTTCCCTGGAACACAGTGGATCCGCGCAGGAATACCTCAACTGGAAAGATCGAATATCAGATCAATGACCGAGGTAAGATCGATGTTTTCCCAGCAGAAAAGGTATTTCACATACCAGCATTCGGATTTGATGGCATAAAAGGTTACAGCCCGATCCGAATGGCTGCAGAAGCAATCGGTCTAGGGATGGCAGCCACTGAGTTTTCTGCTCGTTTCTATGGTCAAGGCATGAATATAGGTGGTGTCCTTGAACATCCGAATGCTTTGAGCGACCAGGCATATTCTCGTTTACAGAATTGGCTGGAAGAAAAGGGATCGGGTCTGGCACATTCATGGAAGCCACTAATTCTTGAAGAGGGCATGAAATTCAACCGCATACCGATGCCGTTGACAGATGCCCAGTTTATCGAAACGAGGAAGTTTACGAGGGACGAGATTTGCGGGTTGTTCCGTGTTCCACCGCACATGATCGCCAACTTGGAGAGAGCGACTTTCTCCAATATCGAGCACTTGAGCATCGACTTTGTGCAGCACTCGCTGCTCCCGTATGTAACCCGGTGGGAGCAGACGATCAACTGGAAACTATTCTCCAAGAAAGAGCGTGCAGCTGGCTACTATGTGAAGGCAAATGTCGATGGTCTCCTCCGTGGTGACTATAAGAGTCGCCAAGAAGGGCTTGCAATCCAGCGTCAGAACGGAATTATCAATGCTGATGAATGGCGCGACAAAGAGGACTACAACCCAATTGACGGAGCAGAAGGAACAGCATACCTGGTGAACGGGAATATGATCCCAACCACAATAGCTCTCAGTAAAGGAGGTGAAAAAGGATGAGTGTGAAGGTCGATATTAAGGGTGTTATCGTTCCCAATGATGAGCACTGGATCTATGACTGGTTTGGGATTGAAGCAACCAGTCCCAAAATAGTCAGTGATCTACTGGATACTGCAAAAGGTGAAGATCTTGATGTAAATATCAACTCGGGCGGCGGTGATGTTTATGCCGGATCCGAGATTTACACTACTTTGAAGGAATACTCTGGGGACGTCACAACGAAAATCGTCGGTGTTGCCGCAAGCGCTGCTTCTGTAATTGCGATGGCAGGAGATAAAGTTCTAATTTCCCCTACTGCACAGATTATGATTCACAACGTTGCTTCTGGCGCCCGTGGAGACTACAGATCTCTGCAACACGAAGCTGAAGTTTTGAGAAACTGGAACAAATCGATTGCCAACGCCTACATGCTGAAAAGCGGAATGACACAAGAGGAGCTGCTTGACCTGATGAATCAAGAGACATGGTTCACGGCACAGCAAGCACTAGAAAAAAAACTGGTCGATGAGATTATGTTTGAGCAAGGTTCCCACCCTAATCTTGTGGCCAGTACGGGAATGTCAAACCTGCTTCCACGCGAAGTGATCGAAAGAATGAGAAACGATATGGCGAACAGCTTAAAGCCCCAGCCGCCACAACCAACGAATCAAACTGAACAGGCACCAGTAACAGAGCGACCAAAAGGGTCGCTTTCTTTGTATGAAAAAAGGCTTGCCCATAACAAACACAGGAGGTTTTAAGATTATGAAACAGACTAATTCGAACGTATTATCCCTAAATTTCACACAGGGCCTGCAGTTCTTCTCGGAACCCACCTTACAAGACTTGTTGCAAGCACGCGCTGCAAAGATCGAACGTCAAGGCGCAATCCTTGAAGCAGCAAAAGCGGATAACAACCGTGATCTGACCAACGAAGAGGACCAAGAATTCGATGCACTTGAGACCGATATTGTTGATTTAGACAATAAAATCGCCTCAAAAGAGAAGCAAACACAGCGGGAAAATACTGTAGCTGCTCGTTCTGCCTCGATTCAAAATCAAACTGTAACGCCATATCGTCCAAGCGCTGTCCTCGGTGGAAATCCAACGCAGCCAGAGCCAAAAAACGATAACGGCTTCGCATCTTTGGGCGAATTCATTAATGCGGTTCGCTTTGGAGATACAAAAGGCCGTCTGGCAGAAGTTCCTGTAGGTCAAGGTGAAGGCGGTGGTTACAAGGTACCAGACGCGTTCCGCGCTCAGATCTTGCCAAGTCAAGTATTGAACCAATGGTCTATGGGCACAGGAGGCGAAGGTGGTTATGCTGTACCGGTTGAATTCCGTCCTGATGTTTTGATGATTAGTCCAGAAGCTGCTATTGTTCGTTCTCGCGCAACAGTAATCCCTGCAGGTGAAGAAGCACCAGACACCAAAATCACGATGCCTGCCTTAGATCAAGGAACAAAGGGCGTTTTCGGTGGTGTGGAAGTTTCTTGGATCGGGGAGGGCGAAGAAAAACCGGATACAGGCGGTTCTTTGAAAGAGGTCGCTTTGCAGCCGCACGAAGTGGCAGCCACTACCGTTGTAACGGACAAATTATTACGTAACTGGTCTGCAGCTGATTCGTTCATCCGTTCTCTGCTCACCAAAGCCATGATGGCTGCAGAAGATATTGCTTACCTAACTGGGAATGGAACGAACAAACCAACTGGTGTGGTTGGCGCAGCAGGATCCCTCGCAGTGAATCGAGCTACAGCAAATACCGTTACCTATGATGATATTGTCCTGTTGCTGGCTTACTTGCTGCCGGATTCAGCGAGCAGCTCCATTTGGGTTGCGAACCAATCCATCATGCCTGACTTGGTGAAATTGAGGGATCCTGCAGGTAACTACATCTTCATCCAAGGTAACGCGACAAAAGGCATCCCGGCTACATTGCTGGGCATTCCGATCCGATTCACGGGCAAAACGCCAGCAAAAGGTCAGAAAGGCGACCTGGTTCTTGTTGACCTGTCTTACTACCTGATCAAAGACGGATCAGGTCCATACATTGCTGCATCTGAGCATGTCTACTTCAAGCAGAACAAGACCGTCATCAAAGCGTTCTGGAATGTGGACGGTAAGCCATGGGTTATTGCTCCACTCACCTTGGAAGATGGCGTGACGAAGGTAAGCCCATATGTCGTACTCGATATTCCAAAAGTGTAGAAAGGAGCCAAGGGAGGCTCCTTTTTCTCTAATAGGAGGGTATAAACATGAAAAAATACCATGTTACATCTAATTTTATTGATATAGATACCGACGAACTGGTCAAGGCTGGCGACATCATTGAAGCGGATGATGATCGAGCTGAACTACTGAGAGAAAAGCAGGTAATTGGAAAGGAAGTTCAGGAGCAACAAGACGACGATCATGACCTGGAAGGCCTGAAAAAGCTGGCGGGCGGATACTATGAGCTGCCAAATGGTGACAAGGTGAGGGGAAAAGATAACGCCATTGAGGCGTTGAAGGTCCTAAATGCTGCAACCACTGATAAGGATCAAAAAACTGACGGTGAACAATAATGTTGACCACCATCGATAAAGCCAAATCGCTGCTCGGGATCCCAGCAGATGATGAAACAGACAATGGTCAGTTAGCTCTCTACCTTGCAGCAGCCACTTCGGCTATTGAAACTTACTGCCGTAGGTCGTTCCGTCTGCAGGAATACAAGGATAGAAAGCATGATGGAGTCAGAGGAAAGGACCTGCTCTTGGAAGGATACCCAATTGTCCAGGTATCCAAGGTGCAGATCGATGGTGTTGATGTATCTGACTACGAAACGGTCGCAGAAAAAGGGATTCTTTTCCGCAGAGACGGTTGGAAAGCATCAGATCGGCAGATCACCCTGACTTACACAGCTGGATACGTCTTACCCGGTGATGCTACACCAGAAAAGCCTCAGACTTTACCCGAATCCTTGGAATTGGCATGCGTTTTGTTCTGCCAAACTCTTATGCGTACTCCTGGAGTTACTTCGGAACGTGTTGGCGATCTGGCTGTTTCCTATGCTAATGATGGTGAAGGTTTGCCAGCAGCAGTCAAAAGCTTGGTCAATCCTTATAAACGTTGGGGATGATTGAATGGCAAGAAGAAGACAAAGATCAACAAGAGCTAACGTAACCATAGATGAAAACTCAAACATTCCAGAGATAACAAGGGCATTAGAAAGATTGGCTGCAAAAGAGACGCATGTCGGCATGCAAGGTGACGCGGAGCTTGCTATGATTGCAGGTGTCCATGAGTATGGCAGTGCTAAAATGAAAATTCCGGCGCGGAGCTTTATTGGGGTTGGTAAGAAACGATCTACTGCCCCGATAAAGAAGCTTGTGAAGGCCAAGATACAGGGTGTTGCTGATGGTAGCGTGCCACCAGAGGATCTGTTGCGGGAGATTGGTGAGATTGGATTGGAACGCACACTCAAACGGTTCGATTCAATTCGTCAACCTCCCCTTTCTCCAGCCTATAAAGCTGTCAAAACAGGTAGGAAAATTCTCCTGAGAGACAAGGATTTGCGAGATTCACTTACATTTAAGATCGTCCAAAAGGACGGTGGAACATGACATTCTTTCGATTTGCACCTATGTTAAAAAAGTACAAAAAGCCATATCTTTTGATACGTCCCGGAACCGGAGAATATGATCAGGACGGGGTGTGGCAGGCAGTCGAGCCAACACGTATTCCCCTGAGAGGACACTTCCAACCCGTAAATGCGAAGCTGCAGCAGGCTGAAGGTGGGAAATACACCGAAGACGACCGTGCACTTTACACGACAAACATTCATACTCCTGGTGATTTAATTGAGTACAAAGGTGTTCAATACACTGTGGATGGACCGGATAACCGGGATTACTGTGATGTTAATAAATATCTGGTAAAGAAGGTGGTTGCCAATGATCCCGTTTAGAGCCATACGTTCGACCATTGTCCAAGGGTTGTCTAAACACCTTAGTTTGCCAGTGATCGAACTAAACGGCGGGGGAGACATCCCGAAAACTGCCTTTCTGACCTACGATTTTGAAGAAGCAATTGGCGAGTCGACGGGATTCCCTGTTGAATTCGAAGTAGGCGATAAAATCAGGCAAGTGGAGACAGTTCCGTTTACTGTCTCTTTTTTCTCGTATGCAGATGACAAGGCAACAAGCGTTGAGAATGCTATGAAAGCTCGTGACTGGTTCAAAACGGCAGGCTATGAGGTGTTGAAAGACACAGTCAACGTCATTGTTGCCAACTACGGATCGATTGAAAATCGGGATATTAAAATCGGTTTGGAGTGGGAGCGGCGACACGGATTTGAAATAGAATTTCGAACGATTGATGAGACAGAACGCGATCTCATTACAATCGAAAAAGCAAATGTGAAAGGAGAGGACGAATTTGGCGGTTAAGAGTGATGTAATCGTAAGGATTGATATTCAAAGGCCAACCCCTAAATTGGGGTTTGGTAAAACGTTGATCATTGGCTCCAGCGCAGCTGGGATGGACTACAAGACATACAACGACCTGGAAGCCGTTCAGAAGGATTTCGCGCAGACTTCGGAGGTATACAAAGCAGCATTTTCCCTATTGAATCAAGGGGACAATTCACCATCTGAGATTGCTGTCATGTTGCACAAGACGGAAGGGGAAACCTTGGCTGACTTCTTGCCAAAGATTTTTGAGAAAGATTGGTACTTTCTCGTTTCCACGAGCAGTCAGAAAGCGAACATCCTGACGATTGCTGACGCAGTTGAGCAAAATAATTCTCGCCAATTCTTTGCCAGCTCATCGAGTCTCGAAGACTTAGCTGCAATCAAAGCAAAGAAGTACACACGAACAACGATGTTTTATCACACGTCGACAGACAATTACCCAGAAGCTGCTTGGTTAGGAGTTTGCGCTTCTGCCGATGTAGGGAGCATTACATGGAAGTTCAAGACACTCAAGGGAATTGATGCTCTTGATATTAGTACAACGGAGTTAATGGCTATTCATGACGCGGGAGCAAACACCTATGTAACGAAAGCAGGGGATGATGTTACCAGCGAGGGGAAAACGGTCTCTGGTGAATACATCGACATCATCCATGCTCGTGACTACCTGGTATTCAGTATCCAATATGCAGTTCAAAAGCTCTTGAATCGATCGCCTAAGATTCGGTATGACAACACGGGTATTGCACAACTAGAAGGAGAAGTTCGAACGGTTCTAAAACGTGCTGATTTGAACGGGATGATTGCTCATGATGACGATGGACAGGCTCTTTTTAGTACCAGATTCAAAAGTCGAGCAGAAGTAGACCCTGCAGACCGGGAGAAACGTGAATATAACGATGGGACCTTCCGATTTGAACAGTCAGGCGCTATTCATGGCGCGGCAGTTATTGGAACCATCGTTCTGTAAAGGGGATGAGGATGAATGAGTAAGGCAAAAACTTATGATCCGAATGACGTTACTGTGACAGTAGATAGCGTCTTTATAACAGGCTTTTCAGAAGACATGGTCGAGGTTGAAAAGGCAGAAAACAACTATGAAACAAAGGTGGGCGCACAAGGGGATGTTGTTCGTACTAGGATCAACAACCCGTTAGGAACGATTAAGGTAACATTACTATCGAGCAGTCCCCAAGTTGCTTATCTGGATAAGCTCGCAAATTCAGGGAAGTTAGTTCCTGTGAGCGTGATTTATTCTGGGACACCCAAGGAAACGACAACCGCAACCGAAGCCTATGTCACCAAGCCTGCCACCCGATCATACGCAAACGAAGCAGCAGACCGCGAGTATGAAATTCAGTGCCTTGATATCGATATGCAGTAAAAAAACCAAGACAATAGAGGAGACGATCATAAATGAGTGCATTCAAACAAAAAAAATTCACTTCAGAAGCAGGAAATACCTACGTTTTTCAGCATCCAGGCGTGCGAATGGTATCGAAAATCAATGATAGCAGCAAGAACAAACATGGAGTTGTGATGGAAGAGCGGCTATCCGAGGAAATTCTGAAGCATGTGATTGTTCAACCCAACATGAAAATCGACGATTTCGGTGACTATCAGGAATATCAAGAGACGATTAATGCTGCCTATGCCTTTATCTCTGGTGTAGATCAGGACGACAACCAGCAAGCAGGTGATAATCGTGATCAAAAAACAGGAAGCGGAGCAGAGAGCTAGAGAACGATGGCCACAATGGAGATTGCTATTGTCCGATATGAACATCACCTATAGTGATTTGGACAAGATGGATGACGACGATATTGCCGAAGCAAACGCAGCGCTGGACATACACCTCAAGCAACAAAAAAAGGAATTAGATAAGAAGTGAGCGTCCATATGGGCGCTCTTTTTGTTGCTGAAAGGCAGGTGGAATGAGTGGGTGTAATCAGCAATTTAATGTTTGCTGTTGGTTTTAAAGTTTCGAATAATGGATTGAATAATGCCCAAAACCAGATAGAGAAAACAAAAGCAGCAGTCATTGGTCTTGGTATTACAGCCGGAGTTGCATTGGCTGGATTTGGAATTGCTGCAGTCAATGCAGCATCCCAGTTTGAACAAGCGATGTCGCAAGTACAAATGGCTACGGGCGCTACCAATGATCAAATGCTTGGGACCAGAGAGATTGCAAAAGATTTATATTCGCAGAACTTCGGGCAGGACTGGAACGACTTGGGTAGCGCTATTACTTCAGTTCATTCGATCACGGGCCAAGCTGGTGATGCACTAAAAGAAACGACTAAAAATGCATTGCTTATGCGCGATGCGTTTGGTCATGAAGTCAATGAATCGGTGAAAGCGGCCGACACAATGATGAAACAATTTGGTATTACGAGCAATGATTCATTCACCCTTCTTGCTCAAGCCCAGCAAAAAGGTATGGATAAGTCTGGCGATCTGCTTGATACAGCCAATGAGTATGCCAACCAGTTTAAATCCCTTGGATTTACAGTTGAGGAGATGTTCGACACACTAGCAGCCGGCTCTGAAAACGGTGCATTTAATTTGGACAAAGTGGGCGATGCAGTCAAAGAGTTTAATATTCGCGCCAAAGATGGTTCTAAGGGAACGATAGAAGCATTCCAAATGCTTGGATTAGATGCAGATAAGATGGCACAGACATTTGCTAGAGGTGGTCCAGAAGCAAAAAAATCTTTCGATCAAATCCTCCAGATGATTGGTGCAATTGAGGACCCGGTGCAAAGAAATACGGTGGGGGTAGCCCTGATGGGTAGCCAATTCGAGGACTTGGAAGCACCTATTATCGCCGCAATGGGAACAGCTCAGAAGCAGTTTGACAAAACGAAGGATACCATGGACAAACTGAATAAAACCAAAATTGATTCTCCTACTCAAGCACTTGCATTGATTGGACGGCAAATCGAAACGGGTCTGCTCATTCCGGTCGGACAAGTTCTACTCCCGATCCTCATGGATGTGTCGAAAGGGGTAGGCTTCTTTATTCAACATATCGATGTCTTTGGTCCGGCAATTGGTGGTGTTGCAGCCGTCATCATCGGCGCAATGGTTCCTGCTATGTGGGCAGCTGCTGTAGCGGGATGGGCCATGGTTGCTCCGTTTCTGCCAATCATTGCGATTGCTTTACTCGTTGGAGCTGCTATAGCTGGTGTAATCCTGATTTTCAAGAATTGGGGAACCATCGGCCCTTGGCTGGCGCAGAAATGGCAAGCCTTCAAGGTTTGGACAATCAACATATTTAATAGTGTCGTGCAATTCTTCAAGACGTGGGGATCGACCATCTTGGTCATTCTTGGCGGTCCAGTTGCTTGGGTAGCTGCTCTGATCTATAAATATTGGGATCAGATTAAGGCTTTCACGATCAACATCTTCTTAGGCATATGGAATTATCTCACCAACACTTGGAATAACATCATCACCACGGTTGCCAATGCTGGGACCACCATTTGGGCGAAAATCCAGTCCACATGGAGCCAAATCACTGGGTTTCTACAGGGAATCAATCTCTTCACCATCGGTCAAAACCTTATTCAAGGCATGATCGATGGGATTGGATCAATGGCTACTGCCCTGATGGACAAGATGAAAGCCATTGGGGATGGCATCACTGATAAGATCAAGGATATTCTGGGAATTCACTCCCCGTCTCGCGTCATGATGGAAGTCGGCTACTACACCGGTGAAGGTCTGGCTCAAGGGATTGAGAACACACAAACGCGAGTGGCTACCGCCTCCACAGGGCTTGCAGATGATGTAACCACACCACATTCCTACGATACGCCAGCAGCAAAACTACCACCAGCAACCGTAACAGGAGCCTCACCTGGAGCTACTGGCGGAACCATGAAGATGGAGGTTGTGATTAAACTCGATGTAACTGGTGGCGCCGATGCAAAACAAGCAGGGACAGCGATTGCAACCGAGTTAAAACCTGCTTTACAAGAGATCATTCAGAGCGCCGCACGTATATTAGGCGTCTCCTTGGTGGTGGAACAAGCATAATGGCGACGATTAACGGTATGTATGTCCTTGTCGAGAGTGAAGACCCCAAATTTGAGGTGGAAGTAACGGATCAGCCCGTCGAGAACGGCATAAATGTGAGTGATCATGTCCAACGAAAGCCGTACACAATGGACATTAGCGGCTTTATTGTGGGCGATGATGCGGCACAGATACGGGAGAAGATCAAGACAATCTCGGAGAGTGGCGAGCTGGTCGAATTTCAGGGTCGGAATCTATTTTCCGGCCTAATTGTTTCATTTGTTACGAGCCATACCAACCGAGTAGCGAATGGATTTGCTTTTTCGCTTTCAATGAAAGAGATCCGAACCGCGAAATCGTCCTATGTGGAAACATTGCCACCCCCAATCAAAGCGACAGTGGCCCCAGTTATCAGTTCGGGACGAAAACAAACGAAGAAGAAGGCAAAGGGAGACAAAAAGGAAGATAAAAAGGTCGAAAAAGTCAAATTTAAGGCTGGCAGTCCTTGGGCAGATAAGTAGGTGAAGTGATGGAATTTATCGAGATTGAAAAAGAGCAGATACCGTATCGGTTTGAGATTGTTCTGGACGACACAGTTTTTACATTTGAAGTGCATTACAACAGTGAATACGACTTTTTTACAGTCGATTTAGAACGAAATGGAGAGGTACTCGCCACTGGGAACAAACTGGTTTATGGCGTACCTCTTTTTTCGTATAGCGCAGATGAAAGATTCCCGCAAGTAGAGATCATCCCATATGACGAGGCAGGAATCACCCAAGAAGTTACTTGGACCACGCTTAGTGAGACGGTCTTTTTGTATGTGTTTGAAAAGGAGGAAGACGATGGCTAATTTCGGCAGGGTGGTTGAGGTTATGGTCAATAATATGTCTTTCTCGATGGACCACTACGCTATCGAGGGCACTATCCCCTTTGACAATGACCTGTTGCCAAACGAATCAGAAGTGAAGCTCTGGAATCTCTCAAAAGATACTCTCAGCCGGATTAAACGAAATGACGTATTGATGATTAATGCGGGCTACCGCGGGGATGTTGGAGTAATCCTACACGGTTTTATATCAAGAGTGAAAACGCAGCGCGAGGGAGTCGATACGATCACAACAATAAACGTCTTGGACTCCCAAGACCTTTCTAGCCGAAAAGTAAAGGATGTCGCATATGCACAAGGAACGCTTGCAAGCTACATTCTGAAAGAAATGGCGAAACAGTTGGGCCTTCCCATCGCGCAATTTCAATTAAACCAGGATTATCGGTACGAGGAAGGATACACAGCAAGCGGCGATGTGACAGAGATCATCAGCAAAGTGGCGGCAGATTGCGGTACTAGCGCATACATCAACAAAGGGAAACTCTACGTCAGGAATTTGCGAAAAGGTGCCGATGATGTTTTTTCTTTGTCGGTAGATACAGGGTTGATCGGTTCCCCAGAACCGTTCGAAGAAGACAAATTTAAAGGGTTCATTGTGAAGTCACAACTACAATACCGGATTACGACTGCATCTGTCATTGACCTTCAAAGCAAAGATTTTTCGGGTCGAATGCATGTCCGAAGCGGTAGCCACCGTTTCAGCCGAACAGGTGACTTTATTACGGAAGCAGAGGCGATTTTACCATGAACGCAGACCCGTCAGGCGACCTTGCCAAGCTAATTAAATCAGCTATAGCAGAGCAACTTGCAAGCATGGCGGTAGCTCAACCATGTAAGGTGATTTCATTCGATGAACCAAGTGGAATTGCGGTTGTGCAACCTCTGATGCAGCTTACGGACGAGCCGACATCGCCCATTCAGACAGTTCCAGTATTGGGCCATAAATATCGAACAGAGAGTGGAATCATTAAGCGTGAGAGGCACATTCTGGAGCCGGGAGATACGGTTTATATCGTTTGTGCCGATAGGCAAATCAAAGACGCAATGAAAGGTCAATTTGGAAAGCCTACCAGCCTCCGAAGCCATGACAAAAACGATGCGGTTATTGTGGGGGTGTTTCCGTGCAGTCTTTAAAATTAGTAAATGGCGACTTGGAGTTTGACAATAGCGGGGATCTGGTCATGATCGATGGGGAAGAGGAAGTCGCACAATGCGTAGAGCTTACCATCGGAACGAACAAAGGCGAATGGTTCCTCAATCCAGGTATGGGTATCAAATTTCGCGCTTTCTTAGATAAGAAGCAATCAGAGGAAGAAATGCGCGAGGAAATACGTCAGGGACTCTTTCAGGAGCCGAGAATCAAAACCGTGGAGTCTATTGATATTATCGTGGACAAGAAAGCAAGAACAATCGAGGTGCGTTTTGTAGCGACCGCTGTAACAAGTGAGACAATCTCAGAGGCGGTGAGAGTGAATGTTGGATGAAAAAGGCTTCAAACGAAAACGATTTGTTGACCTTCTTTCAGAGCTGGAATCGAAAGCTAAAGAAGTCTTTGGCGAAAAAATAAACACTTCTGAGCGATCACCTCTTGGCATCATTCTGAGGCTTTTTGCTTGGGGGTTAAGTAGATTGTGGCAGCAACTTGAAAACGTCTATAACAGTGCTCATGTAGATACTGCCGAGGGGAACAGTTTGGGGCATGTTGGAAAGTATATCGGCATCAAGAAAAGAGCGGCAGAAAAAGCGAAGACGAAACGATTTTTAATAACCGGGGAACCTGGTAGTCCAATAATCAAGGGATTCAGAGCTGCTACAAAGTCAGAAGTATTCTTTGAAACACTGGAAGAAACGGTCATCCCAGCAACAGGTCAGGTCGAGGTCCCTTTGCAAGCAGTTGTTGCTGGAGCATCCGGGAATGTTCCGGCTAGGACTATTACAGTAATCGTAAACCCGCAGGCGGGAATTACAGCCGTAACAAATCTTGAAGATACAACAGGCGGCAGAGAGAAGGAAGAGGACCCGGAATTTCGGGATCGCTACAATCGCTCTTTAGCTGCTGGAGGGAGCAGTACAACGGAAAGCATTATTGCCACGCTTTTAGCTCTACCAGGAGTGAGGGACTGCACTTGCGAAGAGAACACAACATCCGAAACCGTAAACGGAGTACCGCGAAAATCAATTGCGCCCTTGGTGCTTGGCGGCGATGATGTGGAGATTGCCACGGCAATTTTAAAAACCAAAGCGGGCGGGATTCGCTCATTTGGGGAAACGGAAATTACCGTTACTGACTCTCGTGGAAAGGCGCATGTGATCGGATTTTCCAGACCTACTCTTGCAAACATTTTTGTGAATGTCGCACTGGTTACGGATTCAGACTTTCCAGCAGATGGCATCACTCAGGTGCGGACCCGCATTATTTCTTACATTGGAGGTCATGATGAGGATGGCACCGAGTATGATGGGCTTGGACTCGAAAGAAATGTGATCTACACCAAGATTATTAGTGCAATTCAGCAAGTACCCGGCATCGTTGATATGGACCTTAAAATTGGTACCGCATTGGATAGCTTGGGTAAAACCAACATCACTATCCCGGTTCGCAATATAGCAATTACAAGCTGGGAGAAAGTGAAGGTGAACTGATGGGCTTTTTTAGTGACACCATGAAACGACTGACCAGCAACTATCAGAAAGGTCCGGGTAGTAACCTGGGCAAGCTCGTCAGTATTTTTACAACCGAGTTTGAAGAAATTACGAGAACACTGGAGAAGATCGAAAGATGCCGGGATATTGACCAAGCAGTAGGAAAAACGCTTGATAGGATAGGTGGAAATGTAGGACAAGCTCGTGGAGGAAGTACCGATATTGATTACCGGAAATTGATCAAAACGAAGATTACGGCAAACCGTTCCCCTGGTGACATTGAGACAATCAATGAGGTATTAGAAGTCTTAATGGGATCGGCCTATTTGGGAGTAAAAGAAACCTGGAATCTACCTTCATACGACTTTGAAGATGCAGCGTTGGTAATCCAGTTTCGCGGACTGGAGGAGCTGATCAAAAAGGAATATGAGGATTATATCAATGATCCAATTTACCTCGACGGTAAGTATTTCCTCTCAGGAGAGAGGCTACTGGATGGGGGTTTTTCCTACAATCCGGAAGAAATGCTCTCCAAACAGATCGAAACTATCAAGCAAATTAAGCAGGTTGCCAAGCGGATTACAGCAGGTGGGGTTCATTTATATTGGGAGATTCCCGAACCTGTCACCTCTCAGGTTTCGCTCATACATCAACCAAGACAACGACTCTTTCAGGGGTTCAAGACTCCTATTATTGTATCCCATCAGACTACCGATTTGATAAAGACTCGCTGTTCAAGCCTGAATCAAAACCGATTGGATGGACTTCATAACCTAGACGGTGCTGTGCTGCTCGATGGAAAGCGTGAATTTGCTGTACATCAGGTTTCAATTAGGGAGGTATCGGCATGAAGGTAGAACCGACACACGCTGTAGAAATTCAGGTAATTAAGAAAGGAGTGCAAGGAAATGACATACGTTGTAACCACCATGAAGGCGCGGGAAAAGTTTGCCAAGGCACATGCCGGGGAGATCGGACTGCCAAAAATAACGCAGATCGGCTTCGGTAATGGTGGGCATAACCTTGCCGGAGAACCAACGGAGCCGACAGGGCTGGAAGCTGCTGTATCTGGGGAATTTCTAAAAAAGAACATCGAAAGCACAGCTTTTCCAATCCCTACTACTCTTCGGTTAGTGGGGATTTTAGATTTTGCCGAAGGAAACGGGAAAAACGTTTCAGCAGTCGGGCTTTATGATGCAGAGGGTGATCTAGTCGCGCTCAAGCACTTTTTACCAAAGCCAAAGGACGATGAAACCAGAATTGAAATTGATTGGGATGAGAAGTTTTAGGAGGTGTAGACAGTGGCGAATCAACCAATTCATGATCCAAGAGATTTTAGCAGTGAATTACGAAAGCTGGAAATCACTGATCCGGCGCACGCTAATGTTTTCAATCCGTTGTTTGAACGCTTGGTAAACAATGATGCTCTGTTGCGTGAGGAAAAGCTAGATAAGAATGAGGTGGCAGTCAATGGAGCCAATAAAGTCCCTCGCCTCGACGGAGCTGGCAAAGGAGCTTTTAGCATCACGGGTGATGCAGGAACACTAGGCGGTAAAGACAGCAGCTTTTATAAAGCAGCGGCGAACATCGAAATAGCAGACACTGCCAACAACTTCACAGCTACCAATGTGGAGGGAGCACTCGCCGAGCTTTTCACGTCTGTCGGTAATGGGAAAAACCAGATCAAATCCGCCATTACCGCCAAAGGGGGAACGGTGCCAGGAACTTCCCCCCATACTTTTCAGCAGCTTGCAGATGGTGTCAAGAGTATCAATAAGGGGCAAGGAAGCGCGGTTGAAAGTCAGGTACTACAGGGAGTCACCTTTTCCAACGCTGATGGTACTTTGAGGACTGGAACCATGCCAAACAGAGGGGCGGTTACCATTACGCCAGGCGAGACCGATCAAGTAATATCTGCTGGATACCATAATGGATCAGGAGTGGTGAAAGCTGGATTTTCAAAAGGTGGCTTTATTCAGAAATCGAAGTTATCAGGTTATCAGGCGACAGAAGTCGCACCCCTATTATCGCTCGCGTCAACAGCGCGGGGAATGTGGGTAGTCGATGAAGGAAAAAACACACCCGGTACGCTTCGCATCGTGATCTTTTTGAACAATAACATGATCATTGAAGTGAACGATGCAGGGCAAATTGTACGAAACACCAGTATTTCCGGAAAATATGTCGGTAACATTACGGCGGTAAAAATGCCGACGGATACAACGTATCTTGACGTTGAATGGGTGTTTTTCACCACGTACGACAGCGGGACAAAGACAGGTCGTTTGTATGCAGTAGACATGCGTGTTGGGGCTGTTTACCTTGCGTATACAAACACAGGCCTAGACACTGGTGGTTGGGATTATATCGGTACGGGGGATGATGCCGGTACTAAGTATATTTGGCTGACAACAACCACATCAAAGACGCTTACGGAAAAGTTTCAGCACGTAGGCCTATACTTCACCTCAGTGAGTGCAGGAAATCCACCATCAATTTCTGTATCACAAATACACGAAAACTCAGGAATAATGGGCTCAGACACTGATTACCCACCCGACAAATACGGCAGCAATATATATAACGCCCCATGCGAATTGGGTACACACATGGGGACGAGAACGGGCGTTAACGGTCGTAGAAAGACCATTTCTGTCAAGAATTATGGCTATTTAAATAGTTACGGCGGCTCTTACTACGCACCAACATACTACTACAACTGCTATTCCCAGCGAGTCCTTTTGGTCGGCGACTCTAATCCTACGACCGCGTACTACATCGACGTGTTTAATACAACTCAAAACCCGTTTAACTCTACCATAGAGTGTAACCGTACAACAAGGCCGGTTGAGGCCTTCCGAGGCCGCCCAGCATTAGGGGGTATGGATCTATACGATGGGTTTATGGGTGACAACATAGAATGGGGGTCTGGGACGGCATACAAGAACACTGGAATTGTTATTCAAGCCAATAAAGTTGTTACGCATTGGTCTTGCAGAGGCGCGAGTGTTGGGTATGCATCCGGGCCAAACGGTGAGCCTCACCTTAACAGGGCGTCTATATGTATTGCTGACACAACGCTATACAAATTCACCGGGGAAGTAGGATTCTTTATTAAAAACTAAGGAGGGCTTGCGATGAAACAATTACTGTATGTACAAAAAGCAAACAACCAGGTATCGGGGTGGTTGACCGTTGCAGACGACTACGATCTGGGAAGCCACCCAGAAGTCGAGAATACGATGCTGTACTTGATAGATGATGTCCCGATGCCCGAAGTATCCGAGGAAGAGACGGCGTACGTTTACTACGATGGCGCAAACTTTACCTATGAAATCAAGCCCCGCATTAAAACCATTGCTGAGAAGTACGAGGAACTGATGCGTGACATTGATGGACACCTAGCGAATGCCGCAACGGTAGCTTCTTTACGAGAGCAATTGAAAATTACTCAAGACGCGCTTGACACGCTATTACTGAAATAAGGAGGATATTCTGATGACTAGCAAACTCTATTCCTATTGCAAATTGAGATGGGAACATGGTGCGTGGGGAGAACCTGAATTGACGACAGCAGTTACCAAGAACTACATCACCGAGCCGGAAAAAACACAGATCATGGCACAACCACAGCAAAGCGCATAGAGCGCCTTTTCCAAAATGGAGAGGGCGTTTTTTCATGGGGAGCTGCGTGTGCGGCTCCCTAATCTTTTTCGAGAGAAGGTGGACAACATGAAAGAATGGTTTTTATCGGGCGTAATCGGCGCTTTTTTACTATCAACTTTTCATTTTCTTTACGGCGAGGGCCCGGCTAGATACCTTGCGATGACTCTTTTTGGATTACTCATTACCATGGATTGGATTGCTGGATACCGAGCATCTAAAATAGACGGTTCTTACGCCTCTGAGTATGGCATAAACGGCGGGTTTCGAACTGCATTCATTCTCCTAATGCCAGCAATCGGAAACCTTGTAGATAATGTGGCAGGCATGCCTGGTACAGTGTTCGGATTTCTACTCGCTGCCTTTGGTCTTCATATCTGGAAGAGCATGACTGCCAACGTTATACGTGCAGGTTGGGATAAATGGGTACCGGGGTGGGCCATGAACGCTGTTTCAGATGAGGTAGAACACAAGCTGGCGAGAGCGATTAAGCGCAAACAAGAGAAGGGAAAGTATCTGGGCGGTGATCAAAAATGAGCCAACAAGCCTTTATTGAAAAAATTGCTCATATCGCACAAGAGGAAATGAAGCGCAGCGGTGTACCGGCTTCTTTAACAATTGCGCAGGCCATCCTGGAATCAGGATGGGGGACCTCTGAACTAGCAACCAAAGCAAATAATCTTTTCGGCATTAAAGGGACAGGCCCTGCTGGAATCTATCGAAAGGTCTCCCCTGAATATGTAGTCGACCAAAAAATAGAAAAGCTATCAGATTTCCGGAAGTACAACAACTGGCTGGAAAGTGTTCAGGACCACACAGCTAAACTCTTGGAACCCAAATACGCGAGGGTATTGGGAGCAAGTTACAGAGCGGCTTGTCAGGCCGTTCAAGACGCAGGGTACGCAACCGATCCGCACTATGCTCAAGAGCTAATTAATCGGATCGAGAAATACAAGCTAGATCAGTACGATTCACAAGGAGGACAAGCCATGACACTCCCCATCCTCATAATTGACCCCGGGCACGGCGGTATTGACCCTGGAGCTGTGGGCGCAAATGGACTAAAAGAAAAAGACCTCACTTTACAAATTAGCCTTTATCAATACGCAAGATTTCAAGAGTTAGGCTTACCAGTTATCCTTACGCGTACGTCAGATATCGCACTCACACCGGAACAAAGAACGAAACTGGTTCGAGAAAGCGGAGCCAAGTACTGCATTTCAAATCACATTAATGCTGGTGGAGGTGATGGAGCTGAGACGATCTACTCCATCTACTCTGATGGCAAGCTTGCAAATATAATAGCGGATGCTCTTAAAACGTCTGGACAAAATGTCAGACGTGTTTTTTCTAGACAAGGCAAGCCGAATTACGACTATTACTTTATGCATCGTGAAACGGGAAAAGTGGAAGCGGTGATTGTGGAATATGGATTCATCGACTCTAAGATGGATGACATTAAGCAGATCCAAAAGGACTGGAAGGCATGGGCAGAAGCAGTTGTAAAAGCCTTCTGCGGATTCATTGGATTCCCGTACAAGCCGCATGCCGATAGTCCACAGCCGACTCAAAAACCTATGGATAAGGTATCCATCGAAATCAACGGAAAGCTGCTACCAGTGCAAGGCTACCTCAAAGATGGCGTCTCAACTCTGCCAGTTCGTGCGGTAGCCGAAGCAGTAGGAGTCGTACCAGGATGGTGCCCAGAAAGCAAGGCCGTGACAGTTAACGGCAAGCAGCTGACCGTCACAAACGAGGCAGGTACGTCTTTTGCACAGGCTCGCGATCTGGCAGCCGCACTCAACCTGCAGGTGGAGTGGATTCAAGAAACCAGAACCGTAAGACTGAAAGGATGTGTCAGTATATGATGATCTTTGAGCAGCTGGTGAGTTTCTTTATGGAGTGGGGTTGGCTCATGGCTCTGTTCCTGTCTGTTGGCCTAATTATGGCAACAGATCTTTTCCCAAGGATCTACTCTTTCATTGCTCACATCGAGAGTGAATATCCTCAATTCAAGGAGCTTCTTTATACAAAAGAAAAGGACTTGATTGATCGATATGAGTTTTTGCCCGCCCGGATCCGCAGCGGCTTTGCTCTGATTGGCGGAAAGCAGGCATGGGCGTGGCTGGTTACTCGAATGTATCGTTTCTTGCGAGAACAAACCAAACCGCCACAGAAGGAAAAGGAACTAGACGTATAAACAGTAAATCCTCCTTGGGACTATCCCAGGAGGATTTTTTTATTTGAACAGCTTCTTGATCACGGAAAAAATATCAAAGGTAGTCTGCTGATACACTTTGTTATAAGCGTATTTCTTCGGATTCCTCAACCATCCCCAGCCGCGGGGCATCTTTAACCCTGCCCGATGGACGAGTTGGCGTTTAAGACTGGTTCTGGCTGCGATCCTCTTTTTTAGGCTTGGCTTCCTCATACCGAATTTCACAGTAACCACCTTCCTTTTCCACATTGTACCACTACTATTTGAAAACTGATTTTCAACTTGCTCGTTCGCATGTTGTTCGCATATAATACAGGAACAAACGTTCGTGAAAATAGGTGATAAAATGGAGAAAATACATGCTGTAGTTGATGGCCATCTGCAAGCTGTTCCTGTTTTAACTCCAAAGCATCTTAAAGCAATAAGCAAAATTCAGACTGGCGTGAGTCCTGGTTGTGCTCCTGACATCCTTCGAGATTTGATAGAGGCTGGACTGGTGGAGGATGCGGCATATGAGCTTGTTGTATGAACATCATTATGAGCAAGTAGTGACCCCATTACCTCCTGTCGATCCAGATACCCGAGCTACAATGCTTGTCATCATTTACGATTCAGTCCGGAAAGACTTCGCGATATCTGTGAGCTGGCACACTGACTACATTCGCAGGGAATGGGGCGTAGTCAAAGACATTGAACACAGCGACAACAAGTTCAAGCTTGTACGAGACGATGGGATTTGGTGGGTGCCAATCGAAAAATTGCTGCAGGTTGACCGGATATGATGCAATCTGACCAATGGCAGGAAATCCTGCATGAAACGATCCTATATGGCTTGCTGTTTAAGGCTGTGGCACGCGACGCAAATAACCTAAATCAAGATCAACTCAAGATGTCATACCGCCCGATGCTTGATGCAATATCGATGTGGGCCGAGCGGGAGCACCATAAGTACCGGAGTCAGTTCGGACGTCTTGGGGGCAAGATACACTCTCAAGGATCACCAGACGGCTTCCAGTACGTTGTGACCGTTACTGTCCGTGGGCGGCAGGAGGAAAGCGTGTATAACGTGGAGATCCTTCGCGCAGAATGCCAGGTGCGGCTCGACAATTACTATAAGCGTTAAGGGATTATAGGAGTAGACAACCCGCCCAGAAAGAGATGAGGCGGGTTGTTCATGTTAGCTGTTACGAATAATTACATAGTCACGTTCATCTAACTCCACGTCTTCTGGATCTTCAAGGTACTT